GATTTGTTTAGTTTATTTTATATTGGTATGGCAGGTGTAGTCGCAGCTTATTTTGGTGCTGAAGCTTTTGCCAACAAGAAAAAATAATGGCATTAAAAGCACCACAAAAATCTTTAAAAGCTTGGACAAAACAGAAGTGGCGTACTAAGTCTGGCAAGCCTTCTGTGCAGGGACCAAAGGCTACAGGTGAAAGGTACTTGCCGGAAGATGCAATTAAAGCACTGTCTTCTTCAGAGTATGCAGCTACTACAGCAGCTAAACGTAAGGCAACTAAAAAGGGCAAGCAAGTTTCTAAGCAGCCTAAAAGTATAGCAGATAAAACTGCTCGCCATAGAAAAAATAAAAAGAAAAGAAAGAAAGCATAATGGTAGTTCCTCTTGTATATGGTCTTTTTGCAGGTGCTTCTGCTGCAACGCCTATTGTTGCTCGTGCTTTAAATAGTCCTGCAGCAAATAAACTTATTAATGAAGGAGCAAAACTGGTTGGGCGGTATCCTAAGAATTTAGCCAATCGCGTTGCAGCGTTTTTAAATCCTAGGATTACTTCAACTACACAGACGTTAGCACAAGATGCACGTTCAGGTTTTGTTGGAACTACAACTGAAGGTCCAGAGGTAGTGCCATTAGTAAAAGGTATTGGCGAATTAGGTTCTGTACTAGGTCCGTACATGCTTAGTCAGGTTAAGCCTGAAGATTTTCCTACAGGATTAAAAAATATGAAAGACGTAGAAGCTGTTGTAGAAACGGCTTCTAACTTTGACGGGGTAACGCCAGAACAACTACAGCGTCTTATTGAAGACTATCTTATTCCAGAAAACACAGAGGAGAACTAAAAAATGGCTGGGGCAGCAAAAGCATTAAGAAAAAGTGTCAAAGAATTACAAAGACGGGCTAGAGTAGGAACACCTGAACTAGAGGATGATGTATCTTCAGCAGCTGCAAGATCGGTAGAAGGTGCTCGTGCTAGGGGTGTAAAAAAGAACATTCCCAATAGAATAAAGGAAGTTAAAAAATTAGAAGAAAGTGATATTCCTCTTGATCAAGAAATAGCAAAATATATGCGTAATGCTATTGCAAAAGATGCTAAAAGAATGGGAGTTGAACTTCCAGATTATAATAAAGGTGGCATGTCTAAGAAACAAAAAAGCTACATGGGCGGTGGCATGGCTAATGGTAAAAAGCACAGCTACGTTGCAGGCGGCTATGTAACCGACATGATGGGTAAAAAGAAAAAGTAGTTAACAGAGGAGAACTAAAAAATGGCTGGTAAACTTAAAAGCATTAATAAAAAGATAGATAGGGCAGTTAGAGATGCTACTAATTATATTAACCAACAAGTAGGTCCATCTACTACATTAAGGCCCGGTCAGCAACAGGTAAAATCTGCAACAAAAGCACAAGATGTAACCAAAAATGTAGCTAGAACAAAGTATAGACAAGGGCTTACTGCTGGCGCTACTACTGCTGGCGGTACTACTGCTGTAGTTTCGGACATAAGAAATGATAATGAAAAATTCTCTCCTGCTGAAAAGAGTATGATTGCTGAATACAGAATGGCATTAGAAAAAGGACCAAACCCACCCAGTGACAAAGATATTGAAAAAAAAGTTAAAGCTTTTGAACGTAACTTTATTAAAAAGGGCAAACCAGATGTTAAATTTAATAAAGGCGGCGTGATTAAAAAAGGCTACATGGGTGGTGGCATGGCTAATGGTAAAAAGCATAACTATGTAGCTGGTGGTTATGTAACCGATATGATGGGTAAAAAGAAAAAGTAGTTAAATGGCAGGCCGTAAGCAAATTGGTTTAGCAACATTTCCTAAAAAGTCAAAGGTTCGCCGTAAAGGTCGCCACAACAAAGTAACACCTAAACGAGAAAAGAAAGGTGTCTTTCGACAGTGGCAACCTAAGAAACAAAAGAAAAAGGGAAGGAGAGGGTAATGCCCCTCAAACAAGGTAAAAGCAAAAAAACTGTCAGTAGCAATATCAAAGAGTTGATGGATAGCAAGCCCTCTCCTTCACGCGCTAAAGCAACTAAAACTCTTTCAAAAAAACGTGGCATTTCTCCTAAGAAGGCAAAGCAAACAATTGCAATTGTTATTGCTCTTGAAACTGCACGTAAGCCTAAGCCAATTAAAAAGAAGTCTAGAAAGTCTCGTAAGGCATAATGGAACACTTTGATACAGTTTCCGTAACTGCCGTTGCAGGTGAATTGTCTGCTCATCAGCGAGAGTGTGCAGTAAGATATGAGGCTATGGAAAAACAATTAGATAGTTTAGTTGCTCGTATTAAACGCTTAGAAAACATGATTATGTTGTCTACTTTATCTAGTATTATTGCAGTCATTACCATTTTTTGGACAGTGCTTCAGTAAGATGAAAAAGATTAAAATTGGTGCAATAGATTTTGATATAGAGTTTGTACCATTAAATAGTGAATTGTTTGGTGACTTTTCGTATATAGATAATCGCATACGTATTGAAAAAGATTTATCTGGTCCTCCTTTAGTAGATACTGTTTTACATGAAATGCTTCATGCAATTTGGAAAGCAGGGCAGCTAAAAGATAAAAAAGAAGAAGAAGAAAGAGTTGTTGCAGTTACGGCAACTTACCTAACCCAAATTTTTAGGGACAACCCTCAGTTCCTTACTTGGATAAAAAAGAATTTAAAATAATGTTTATTACGCTGCGCGGTGAGGTTCTTCCTACGGCACAAGCTACTGTTTCATTTAAGTGGGCAGAGTTGGCGTGTAAGTGTGGTTGTCGGACTGCCTATGTTGAGGAAGAGGCACTAGAAAAACTGCAGCAGCTTAGAGACTTTCTTGGTAAACCTATTACGATTAATAGTGCGAGTAGGTGCCCTATTCATAATGCTAAAGTTGGTGGCGCACCTAAAAGTCAACACCGGTCAACTGAAACAAGTCCTTCTACTGCATTTGATATTTCGCTAAGTAATCTTGATAAAGAAGAAGTAATTAGTGCAGCGAAAGCATTAGGCTTTAAAGGTTTAGGAATAAATTACAAAACTTTTGTTCACGTTGATAATCGAGATACTTTAGCTATATGGTAATTGCATGTTTGATTTAATTGCTTCCGTTTTAACAGGTGGTGCTACTGGTATTCTTGGTAGTGTTATTGGTCAAGCTGGTCGTTTTCTTGAAACTAAACAAAAGTTAAAGAAAATGGCAATCGAGTTTGACCATGAACTTAAGCTACAAGAAATGCAAATTGAGGCTCGCACTGCAGAACTAGAAAATGAGCAGGCAATTGCAGAGGCAGGAGCAATGGCTACAATGAAATCTGCCTCCTATGCTCATGATGCTTCTTATGGTAGTTCTGTAATTGGAAACATTCTACGTTTTGTTAGGCCTATTTTAACATTTATGTTACTGGGTTTTTCTGTATACATTTTTCTGCAAGCATTAGACAACGTAGAAATTAAAAGAGAAATTTCAAATCAAATTATGTTCTTAACTACTACAGCCGTAGCTTGGTGGTTTGGTGATCGGAGTATGAAAAAGTAATGGTTAAACGAGAGTATACCGAAAAACAACAAACTTTTCTTCGTGTATTATTTCACGAAGCTGCAGGCGATTTTAATGAAGCCAAGAGGCTTGCTGGTTACAGTGATAACACATCTGTTGGGGAGGTTATTAAAACATTAAAAGATGAAGTACTTGAACTTACTAAAGAGTATTTGGCTCTTAACGCTCCACGTGCTGCAATGGGTATGGTGGGTGTGCTTCGTGATCCCGGTCAGTTGGGCACTGCAAATTTGCTTAAAGCTGCCACTGAAATCATGGATCGTGTGGGCATTCAAAAAACGGACAAGGTAGAAGTCGCTACGCCTAATGGGATTATGCTACTGCCACCAAAACAATCTAGTGACGAGGAGTAGCTTACCGTACTACGAGTTACCTGATCCTGTAGGACTTCGTGACAGTGATGGTAACTGGATGCAGATTCCAAGAATTAGCAGAACTATTCCTTTTGGTTATGTTCCTAATGATTATGATCCAGACATTCTTGATCCCGTAGTTATTGAACTAGAAGCACTAGATTTAGCAAAACAGTATCTAAAAGAGTATTCATACAGAGAAGTTGCAAGGTGGTTGAGTGACAAAACAGGAAGAACAATTTCCCACGTTGGCCTCCGTAAGCGAGTCAGCACAGAACGAAAAAGAAAAAATAAGGCATCAGCTTACCGTAAGTGGATTGCCACGTATGAAAAAGCCCTCAAGAAGCTTGAAGAACTTGAAAGCAAGCACACAGGCTCAAAAGAAAAAGACGGCGGCAAAGAAGAAGGCAGAGCAACCGCCTAAACCTAAAATTGAAGTTACAGAGAATCCTACTAAAAGTTCTGCTTATGCAGACTACAATGTTATCTTTAAGCCCAATAAAGGGCCGCAGACAGATTTCTTAGCTGCCAGTGAACGTGAAGTTTTATATGGCGGTGCAGCAGGCGGTGGCAAAAGTTATGCCATGCTTGCTGATCCATTAAGGTATTTAGTTCATCCACAGTTTTCTGGACTACTGCTTCGTAAAACTACAGAAGAGTTAAGGGAACTTATTTGGAAATCACAAGAGTTGTATCCAAAGATTATTCCCGGTATCAAGTGGTCAGAAAGAAAAATGCAGTGGACTTCTCCTGCTGGTGGTAGGTTGTGGCTGTCTTATCTTGATAGAGATGAAGATGTACTCCGCTATCAGGGTTTATCTTTTTGTTGGATTGGCTTTGACGAATTAACGCAGTGGGCCACACCATTTGCGTGGGACTATTTAAGGTCAAGGTTGAGGTCTGCTGCATCAGATTTGCCTGTGTATATGAGGGCAACAACAAACCCCGGTGGTTCGGGACACATGTGGGTCAAGAAGTATTTTATTGATCCTTCTCCTTCTAATAAATCTTTTTATGCTACAGATGAGAATGGGCAAACACTTCTGTATCCTAAAGGACATTCTAAAGAAGGTCAACCTCTTTTTAAAAGAAAGTTTATTCCAGCTAAACTTTTTGACAACCCTTATCTTTCTGATAGTGGCGACTATGAAACAATGCTGCTATCGCTACCAGAACACCAACGTAAAAAACTGCTGGAAGGTAACTGGGATGTTTCTGAAGGAGCAGCGTTTCCTGAGTTTAATAGAACAAAGCATGTTGTTTCCTCTTACAAGATTCCTAAGAATTGGCCTAAGTTTAGATCGTGTGACTATGGGTATGGGTCAAAAACAGGTGTGCTTTGGTTTGCACTTGCGCCGGATGGACAATTAGTTATCTACAGAGAGTTATATGTTTCTAAAGTTTTAGCACGTGATCTAGCATATAAAATCTTGCAACTCGAAGAAGAAGATGGTAAGATTATGTATGGTGTGCTAGATAGTTCTTGCTGGCACAAAAGAGGCGATACAGGACCGAGCCTTGCAGAACAAATGATCCTAGCAGGTTGTAGGTGGCGACCCAGTGATCGAAGTGCAGGTAGCCGTATTGCAGGTAAGAACGAAATACATAGACGCTTACAGGATGAAGATGAAGAGGGCACTCCAAGTTTAGTAATTTTTGATTCTTGTGTCAATTTAGTTTCACAACTTCCTTCGATTCCTCTCGACACAAAAAATATGGAAGATGTAGATACAAAATCAGAAGATCACTTGTATGACGCTTTACGTTATGGTATAATGTCTAGACCAAGGCAAGATATCTTTGACTATGATCCTATGTTAAAAAATAATAACTTTGCAGTAGCGGATCAAACATTTGGGTATTAATACATGACAGACACTACAGATTTTGAAGATGGCGTTCGCTATGCGCTCGAAGAACAAGAAAACGACTACCAGTTAAATCAAGTAGTTCAAGATATTAAAGATGCTTATCAGCGTTCTAAAGATTGGCGTCAGCAATCTGATGAGCACCGCTGGTTGCAAGCCTATAGAAACTATCGTGGCTTATACAGTTCAGATGTACAGTTTACTGAAGCAGAGCGTTCTCGTGTATTTATTAAAGTAACAAAAACAAAAGTACTTGCTGCATATGGTCAAATTGTAGATGTATTGTTTGCACGGAATAAGTTTCCATTAACTATTGATCCAACAGTTTTACCAGAAGGTATTAGCGAAAGTGTTTATTTTGATCCTAAAGAGCGTCCTGAAGAAAATGCATTACCTGAATCTCCATATGGATCACGTGATGATGAAACCCCTTTACCCAAAGGTGCCACACTCTATTCTCTAGCAAAACGTCTTGGCCCACTAAAGGATAAGCTTACTGGAATTAAAAACTTAAAAGAAGGTCAGGGCGAAACTGCTACTGCAGTTACTTTCCATCCTGCAATGGTTGCAGCAAAAAAGATGGAAAAGAAAATTCATGATCAGTTAGAAGAGTCAAATGCTTCAAAGCATTTGCGTTCCTCTATTTTTGAGTGCGTACTATTTGGTACTGGCGTAATTAAAGGTCCGTTTGCAGTAGATAAAGAATATGCAAACTGGGATGAAGATGGTGCCTACAATCCTACGACTAAAACAATGCCTCAGACTGAGCATGTATCTATTTGGGATTTGTATCCTGATCCTGATGCTTCTAACATGGATGAAGCAAACTTTGTTGTTCATCGTCACAAACTCTCTAAAAAACAACTACGTGCTCTTAAAAAGCGCCCATTCTTTCGGGATGAAGCAATTGAAGATTGCCTGAAATATGGGCCTTCTTATGTTCGTGAGTATTGGGAAAATGACCTGAAAGATTACTTCATTACAGAATCTCCTGATCGTTATGAAGTGTTAGAGTACTGGGGCACATTTGATACAGAAACAGCAAAAGAATATGGCATGGATTTGCCGGAAGAGTTTGATGATCTAGATGAGATTCAAATTAACTGCTGGATTTGTGGAGACACAATCCTTCGTTTAGTTGCAAATCCTTTTCAGCCTACTCGTATTCCTTACTTTGCATTTCCTTATGAATTAAATCCTTATAGCTTTTTTGGTATTGGTCTAGCTGAAAACATGGACGATACCCAAACACTAATGAATGGCTTTATGCGTATGGCTGTAGATAATGCTGTTCTTAGTGGTAATCTAATCTTTGAAGTAGATGAAACTAATCTTGTACCCGGACAAGACTTAAAGGTTTGGCCCGGAAAAGTGTTTCGTCGTCAAGGTGGCGCACCCGGACAGGCTCTTTTTGGAACTAAGTTTCCAAATGTTAGTAATGAAAATCTCCAGTTGTTTGATAAAGCAAGGCAGCTTGCTGATGAAGCTACAGGCTTTCCTAGCTTTGCACATGGTCAGACAGGTGTTCAAGGAACTGGTAGAACTGCTGCAGGTATTTCTATGCTTATGGGCGCTGCAGCAGGGAGCATTAAGACTGTAATTAAAAACATTGACGATTACTTGTTGCGCCCAATGGGTGAATCTTTTTATTATTTCAATATGCAGTTTGATCACGACTCTGATATTAAGGGTGATCTTGAAGTTAAGGCTCGTGGTACAGAAAGTCTGATGGCAAATGAAGTGCGTAGCCAACGGCTTCTACAGTTTTTACAAGTCGTATCAAATCCTGTGCTTGCACCTTTTGCAAAGTTTCCTGTTATTGTTCGTGAGATTGCAACATCGCTTGGCCTTGATCCAGAAAAAGTTGCTAACTCTATGGAAGAGGCGGCAAGACAGGCACAGCTTATTTCTCAGAATGCACCTCCTCCTGCACCCGCACAACAAGCTGGTGCTAACGTAGGTACTCCCGGTGCTCCTGCAGGTGGTGCTGGTGGTTTATCTCCAGCAGACATGCAAGGCGGTGGTGCTAGTACTATTGGTGTAGGTGCGGCAACAACTCCAGAAGAAGGACAGTTTAGTGGACAAGCAAATCCTAGCCAAACTCAAGTCGTGGGTTAATACAAAGCGTAGTTGGGACGGATATACAGAATACTTAGATGCTTTAATTGATCAGTATCATTTAACAACAGATAGAGCAAATGATCCTGTAGATATTTATCGAGCGCAAGGTGCTCTTACTTTAATTAAAAAATTAAAAACTTTACGTGAAGAGGTGAATGCCAATGGCTAAAGATGGAACAGAAGAAATTGAAGCTGGCCTTGTTGATGAGGGTGGCATGATTGATGAGGAAAGCGGCAATGATGTTCCCAATGGCGCATTAAAAGAAGAAGTGCGCGATGATCAACCAGCTATGCTTAGTCCCGGTGAGTTTGTTATGCCAGCGTATGCTGTACGGTATTTTGGTGTAGAAAATTTAGTAAAAATGCTTCGTGCTGCAAAGCAGGGCATGGAGCAGTTAGATGACCTTGGTTTAACTGGCGAGCCTAACTCAGATGATGCAGGCTTAGAAACTGCTGTGCTGCCTTCTGAAATGCAGGAAGAAGGTGCTACACCTACACTTGCTGTTGGTGGTATGCCTACAATTAAACCCGGAGCAGTAACTACTACAACATTAACTAATCAGCCAACACAACAGACACAGTTTGGTGTTGCGCCACCTGCAGCCATACAACCTGCTGCACAACCTGCTGCGGTACAACCCCTTAACTTTGCTGCTCCTTCTCCTCTTACACAACAAATGTATAGACCTACTGTGCCTATTCGTTTTCCGGACCAGCAAAATTTTACCTATCCTGAATTGCAGTATGGTCCAACAGGCTTCAGTGTAGCAGAATATGTTGGACCTAACGGGCAATCTATTTTTGTTACTACTATTAATGGCAAACCTATAGGCCAAATTCCTGAAGGGTACGTAACACGCGCAGAGTACATTAAAAAACAAGAAGAAGATAAAATTACTACTCCTCCTACTGAATTACAACGCAAGCCTGAAGAGATGGACCCCGGTAGTTTTGAAGCACCGGAGGGTGGTGAAGGTGAAGGTCAAGATTTATCTGCAGAAAATGTTACTAACGAACAGATTAATTCATGGATTACTGCTTTAGAAGGAGAAGACGACAATAAAGTTGATGCAAAAGATGTTATTCCTGCTCTTTTTAGTCCGACAAGAGGTGGATTGATTAATCTTGGAATAAAAGTAGTATCAGGCCTTTTAGGTAATGCTACAGCAAGAGCCGAAGCAACCAAGTTTATGACTGTAGACAATAAGTTTATCTCTAAAGATAAATGGAGTAAACTGACAAATAAAGAAAGGGCTGCAAAAATAAAAGACCTTACCAGTGGTAAGTATATTGCTCCAATTACACAGGAAGGGCAGGCAGGTTCTGTTGGATCAAGCGAAAACTGGGCCACAGTTCAAACAGTAGCACCGGGTCAAAAAGGGTACATACCGCCAGCAGAAGCCGCTTCGGCTGCACTAACTGGAAGAACAGTTAATATTGTTAATCCTGATGAGGCTGCAACCAATGTCGGTGCAGATCCTTCTGTTGCAGCCCCCGGTGCGGCTGCACCCGGTGGAGGTGTCGGTGGTTCAGGATACGCTGGTACTGATACGGGCTGGACCCCTTTTTCAAAAGGTGGTCTAATTAGTATGTCTGATGGTGGAATGATTACTGTTGGAGATAAAACTTATTCACCAGAAGATTTTGGTTTTGCAAGCAAGGGTGCTCTTGTAAAGAAGCGTAAAACCCCAGTTAAAAAGAAGAGAGGTAAAGGACTAGCCTCAAGTAAATAGTCCATTTGCTGGCTTACCCTATCCCCCTGCTAACACAGTAGGCTACGGTTGGCCCCAGTTAAAGGAAATAAAATGACTGAAGCAGTAGTTGCTGATCCACAGCCAGAGCGCAAAGTGGGTTTTGCAAATCGCCCTTATGGCAATAAGAAGACTGTAGAAGAAGAAGAAAAAGAACTAGAGCAACTTAAAAAAGATGCTTCTGATGAAGAAGATAAAGAAGAGGCAAGAGAAGAACTTCGTAAAGAAGAAGATAGTCTTTTAGAAACTTCTGCAGAAGAGCGAACCTTTAAGAAACGCTATGGCGATCTTCGTAGGTTTTCTCAAAAACAAAAAGAAGATTTTGAAGAGCGAATTGTAAAGCTAGAGCAACAGCTTGAAGAAAGCACTAAGAAGCATATTCAGCTTCCCAAAACAGAAGATGAATTAAATGCTTGGATTAAAGAATACCCAGACATTGCAGCAGTAATTGAAACTATTGCAATTAAGAAAGCAGACGAGCGGTCAGAATCTGTTAGTAAAAAATTACTAGAAATTGAAAAGATGCAGACTAATGCTCGCAAAGAAAAGGCGGAAGCAGAACTTATAAGATTGCATCCTGATTTTGAAGACATTAGAGATCAGGATGAGTTTCACGAGTGGGTTGAAACTCAGCCTAAGTGGGTTCAGACTGCTCTTTATGATAACGAAGATGATGCTCTTTCTGCTGCACGTGCTATTGATCTGTATAAGGCGGATAATGGCCTACTTAAAAAGAAAGAAAGTAAAGTAGATACTCGCAAACAAGCAGCATCTTCTGTAACTACAAAATCTCAAAAGTCTACTCCTCGTGAAGGCGGTGAAGACGGCGCATTTTATGAATCACAAGTTCAAAAAATGACTGCTGATGAGTATGAAAAGAAAGCTGACAGTATCATGGAAGCCATTCGTACTGGCAACTTTGTCTATGATTTATCTGGAGGCGCACGTTAAGTAATTTTTTACTTGACAAATCACCATTTTTAGTTAAAATGGTGTGTAGTAAAGTTACTAGACCCACTTTTTAGTGTTACTCTAGTAACTTATCTTAAGTGACTTTTAGTTACCTAGTAAGTTTGGCCGGATACTGATTGATCATCTTTATTCCTAACCCAAAGAACTAGCCCTCAAAGTTATACCCTAATATATGACCTGTGTAGGTCAGCGGAATACCGCATTTGTTTTAATGCTATGGAGGTTATCATGGCTTTTAAGACAGCGGCAGGGTATAATAGTTTACCAAATGGCAATTTTAGCCCTGTCATTTACTCCAAACAGGTACAGCTTGCTTTCCGCAAGAGTTCTGTAGCTGAAGATATCACCAACAATGATTATTTTGGTGAGATCGCAAGCTTTGGCGATACAGTTCGTATCATCAAAGAACCAGAAATCACTGTCAAGTCCTATGCACGTGGCACACAGATTTCTCCACAAGACCTAGACGATGAGGATTTTTCGCTTGTTGTCGATCAGGCTAACTATTTTGCCTTTAAGGTTGACGATATTGAAGAGGCTCATTCTCATGTGAACTTCCAGCAGATGGCTGCTGATCGTGCAGGCTACCGCCTTCGTGACCAGTTTGACGCTGAAGTTCTGGGTTATCTTTCCGGTTACGCTCAGTCTGCAGTTAGTGCTGTTGCTAGTGCTGTTAATACTACAGTTTCTGGCACCAAGGCAATTGCAACTGCCGGTTCAGATGAACTACTTACCTCAATGAAACTCCGCAAGGATTCATTTGGTAACATTAATACTGCTGGTGCAGGCGATCACTCAATTCCTATTGCTGCTCGCCTTCCCGGTGCAACTACACTTCCAACGGCTACAGCTTCTCCAGCAATGATTGTTGCTCGTATGTCACGCCTTCTTGACACTCAGTATGTTGACAAGGACAACCGTTGGCTTGTTGTTCACCCTGCTTTCATGGAAATTCTCATGGACGAAGACAGCCGTCTTTTCAATGCAGATTTCGGTGAATCTGGTGGTATGCGTAATGGTCTAGTTCTTAACAACTTCTATGGTTTCAAGGTCTATGTTTCAAACAACCTTCCCGCAGTCGGCGGTGGTCCTACCACTACAGGTTCTGCTAACCAGAACACTGACTACGGTGTAATTGTTGGTGGTCATGCTTCTAGCGTTGCAACTGCAAGCCAGATCATGAAGACTGAAACATACCGTGATCCAGACAGCTTTGCTGACATCGTTCGTGGTATGCACCTTTATGGCCGCAAAATTTTGCGTCCAGAAGGTGTCGTCACTGCTAAGTACAACGTAGCTTAAGGGAGGATTTAGATATGGCAACTTATGATCTTACCGCCTCTTCAACTGCTGGCGTTAGTGCTAATTCAATCGCAGCACTTCCTGATGCTCGTAACTCCACTTACCTTGTTGAGAAGATTCTTGACGTAGGCAAGCTTGTTAGTGCCGGTCTGTTTTCAGCCATCACTAGCGGAGATATCTTTCAGGTTCTAGAAATTCCCGGCGGCTCAATTATTGTTGCAGCCGGTGCGGAAGTTCTAACTGCATTCAATGGTACAACTCCAACTGTTGACATTGACTTTGCTGCCGGTGACGACATTGTTGACGGCGGCGACGTAACCTCAACAGGTTACCTTGCTTCAGGCACAAACGGTGCAGCTAACACAGTCGGTGGTTCAACTTACACTGACTTTGTTGCAACCACCGATACTATTGACGTTCTTGTTACCGCTGGTGCCAATGACGTTTCAAGTGGTGTTCTGCGCGTTTATGCTGTTGTTTGTGATCTAACTGGTGTAGCCGATCTTGCTACCGAAGTTGCTCGCGACAACGCATAAAAACTAAGATTAGTGTGGGAGAGTCTTTGTGCTTTCCCACACTATTTCTTGCTTGGGTATAATATATGGCAACAACTTTTATTACATACGTAAACGACGTTCTTGTAAAACTAAATGAAGTTGAATTGACTTCAGCTAACTTTGCAAGTTCTCGTGGCGTACAGACTCAAGCTAAAAATGCGGTTAATCAAGCTGTTCGTTATGTTAATCAACGAGAGTTTGGTTGGCCGTTTAATCATTCAGAAGCCAGCATTACTTTAACTGCTGGCGTAACTCGTTATACTTCTCCATCAAATACTAAGCATATTGACTACACTACTTTTCGTATTAAAAAAGATGATACATTGGGTTCAGGCTCAGTGCATCTAGAGACTATTGATTATAAAGAATACCTAGATCGCTTTGTCGGTCAAGAAGATTTAAGTGTTACTACAACTCTTAACGGAACTTTAAATAATTCAGACACTACTATTACTGTAGCTTCAACAACTGGATTTGATAGTACCGGAAGTATTGTTATTGACACAGAAGAAATTTCGTATACAGGAACAACTTCTACTACGTTTACTGGTTGCACTCGTGGTGCTGGCGGAACTACTGCCGCAAGTCATGCTGATACAACTACAGTAGCACAGTTTAGTAGTGGAGGTGTTCCTAATTTTGTTTTTAGAACTCCTGATGACAGGTATGGTTTATATCCTTTACCTGATAAAGCCTATACTTTAATTTTTGATTATTACACTTTTCCTGCAACTGATATGTCTGCAGACACGGATACTTCAACTATTCCAGACAGATTTAAGCACGTAGTTATTGACGGCGCTATTGCATATATGTATTTCTTTAGGGGTGAAACTGCGCTTTATGAACGTAGTTTTGCTTTGTTTAACGAAGGCATTAAAAACATGCAGTCTCTTCTTATTAACAGATTTGACTATGTTCGTTCTACATACATTCCTAAAAGTTTTAGTGCTGGTTTTGCAACACCTACTAGTTTTTAAAAATGGTACAAGTACTTCCACGTAATATTCGGAGTAGAAGTAAAGCAGCTTCTTTAACAACAGTAAATACAGTATATTACACTTGTCCTGTTGGGTACAGCACTCAAGTTAATCGCATAATTTTAAGTAATGGTAGTAATAGTAATAAAACTACAACTTTAAAATGGTACCATAAAGAAGATAATACTACGTATCCAATTATTAATGCTGTAGTCCAAATAGGTAACAGCGTAATAAACTATGATTTTGATTTACACATGGGCGCTGGAGATAGACTTGAAGCGTCTACAGAAGAAAACTCTACAGTATCATTATTGATTGCTTATCATGAGGAATATGTAGGCACATAATATGCCTGATTTAGCACAACTATCTCCTTTTATTTTTTCTTGTGGTGGTGGATTAGTCTTGGACAAAGACGCATTTACTATGCAGCCGGGGGAGGCATTAACTTTACAAAACTTTGAGCCTTCAATTACTGGTGGCTATCGTAGGCTTACTGGAACTACAAAGTATTCCAGCACACAAGTAAATGGTAACACAGATAAGATTATTGGCGTAACAGTTTTTAACAATACCGTCATTGCTGCCGCAGGAGCAAATGTTAAGTACAGCACAGGCGGTGCATGGACAAGCATTACTACTGCTAGAACAAGTGCAGTTCGTTATAGTTTTGACGAGTATAACTTTAACGGCACTGATAAGCTAATTATGGTTGATCAAACAAACATTCCTGCTTCATGGGATGGATCAACATACAAACTTTTAAATGGTGCAGCAGGCACAGGTTTAGGAACTGCTCCAGCTAATCCTAAGTTTGTTGCTGTATTTAAAAACCACATGTTTTATGCGGGCATGAGTGCTTCTCCACAAGAAGTTCTTTTTACTGCTCCTTTTAATGAAGATGACTACACAGTAGCTAATGGTGCTGGAACTATTAAAGTTGACAATGTTATTACTGGAATTAAAACTTT